CCCGCAGATTATTGTACTGGTCCTTATTTTCCGCGATAAATTCATAAACACCGTTGATCCGTTCAACCGAACAGTCAGTCAAGGTAAAAGTATTATGCACCCCTGATTTCCAGTTGAAGTACTGCTTTATCGAGCTTGCGGTGGAGATTTGCAGATTAAATATCGGAGCATTCATCAGACTATAATCCTTCCGGGCTGAATGTTAAAAAACACGGTACCGGCTTCGATAACCCGACCGGCTTTCTGAACGATCTCACCGGAAGCCGCCGGGGCTGTGCCGGTAAAACTGCCGTTATTTCCCAGGAATAATTCTGTGCCGGCCGCAAGTTCTGATGCAAACGGGATAATGCCGTTTTGCGCGAGAATTGCTTCTTCACCTGAAAGCGCAACAACACAGGCATCCGCGGCATGAGATGTGAAATCCGCAGGAAGACAAGTCAATGTTCCTTCGATATCCGCCAGATAAACCAGCATCCCGACCGTAACCCCGGCTCCGGCAGTACAGGCAATGCCAGCTGCTGAGGATGCAGTTCCCAGCGATCCGGTATTGCCTTCTGAATCTTTATATTTCCACATATAAGACCCGTCGGTCTGCTGTTCCGGGAAGACCAGCAGCGTTCCGTCCGGAATATTGGAATTCTCGAATTCGGTAATATTTTTTACTTTTAAAATCTGCATATTGAGGCTCCTTTATTCGTCTGTTGAAATGCTCCAGCCCATACTGGTCAGCGTGGCTTTGTCGGTGATTCCCTGTCCGGTAGGCGGCGCCGGAGGCGTCTGGCTTAACGAGTTGTAGCTTCTGGTGCCGGTGGTGACATTGTTGGCGACCAGTTTCGCCAGATGCGTGTTTATCACAGTCGAGGAGAAGTTATTGTCCTGGCACCACAGGAATTCCAACCGGGTATTGTTATTTATGTTGAGACTGGACAAGCCTATGGAGTCGCACCACAGGGATTTCAGGGCGGTATTATGGCTTACGTCGATGCCTGCAAGCTGGGTACATTGCGAGCAGTTGAAATATTCCAGCAGCGTAAGTGCGCTGATATTAATTGACGTCAGATAATAGCACATGTTGCAGTTCAGGTGCTGTAATGCCGTATGTGCGCTCAGGTCAATAGACGCCACCCGGGTTTCCGCGAATCCCAGCTCGGTCAGCCCGGTATGGGCGCTTATATCCACACTGCTTATGTTGTTGCGCCCGTAATTGAGCTTGGTAAGTGCGGGATTGCCGGAGATGTCCAGTGACGACAAACTGTTGCCGAAACAATCCAGGTCTGTCAATGCGGTGCAAGTGCTGACATTAAGGGAGCCTATTTTATTGTAGTAGCATTCCAGGTTTGTCAGCGCCGTACAGCCGGTGACATTCAAAGATGAAATATTACAGGAAAAACACTTCAACGTTTCCAGGGATGTACAGCCGCTGAGATTAAGCGTCGCCAGTAACAACGAGCTCCAGCAGTCCAGATATGTCAGGGCAGTGAAATTACTTAGATCAAGCGCCGTCAGCTTACGGACGGCGGACATTTCCAGCCTGTCCAGCGTGGTTTTGCAGTTGTCGCTGATAATGAGCGAACCCAGTTCATAATTGCTGGTGCATTTAATAGTTGCCAGCTTGGTATTCCTGCTCAAATCCAGTTCGGTTATCCGGTTGGAGCGGCATTCCAGATAGGTCAGTTCAGTATTCTCAGCTACATTCACATATTTAAAATTACTGTTGCATCTGAGATAAGTAATCTGCGCATTCCCCGTTCCGCAGAAGGTAATGCATCTATCTTTTTCAGTACCGTAATCTTTCGATATGGAAACGGAATTCCCAGTCATCGCGAAATCTTCCGCTGGTGTGCCGTCGCCCCAGTCTACAGTCAGAACCGTTCCCGCAGGGGCTTTGACGACAAAAGCGGCGGTGGATTTATCGGCGATAAATTTTATGTTGGCGTTTTTAGTGTGAGTTCTGTATTTGTTTATTAATCTTAACGGATTCATCAGTCAACATCTCCCTGGATCAGCCAGTTATCAGCGGATAAGACCCGAACCGATACCCCGCCGTACTGAGCGAGGATGTATACAGTTCCCCCGGCGGTGCCGTTGATGGTTGCGGAAGCGTCGCAGCTTACGGCGGTCTGGCCCACTCCCATTCTATCTATGGCGAAAACCATATCACTTTCGAACGGGGTATCTGCATATAACGGCAGGTTTACGGTGTTGGAATCGGCATTATTCATTTCGATTATTTTTCCGGCGTCAGCAAGGACGGGCGTATAGGAAGTTCCGGTCTGCTTATTTACTTTGACTTTTTCCCCGTTCACATAGGAAAGAAAATCGGCTTCAGTTCCGGCATTACCGGCGGCAATCCACAGATCGTAAGCGGAATCTCCCGCATCACCGGTATCGCCTTTTTCGCCCTGCGGGCCGGTTTCTCCCTGAATGCCTTGGACTCCCTGCGGGCCCTGATCACCGGTATCTCCTTTTTCGCCTTTGATGGATGCCAGGAAATCAGCTTCAGTTCCAACATTGCCAGCATCAAGCCAGGCTTGATAAGCAGAATCCCCCTGCTCACCTTGAATCCCCTGTTCTCCCTGTGATCCTACTTCTCCCTGGATTCCCTGCGGTCCCTGAATGCCCTGTTCTCCTTGAGGCCCCTGAGCTCCCTGCGGACCGGTATCCCCGGTGTCGCCCTTATCTCCCTTGTCGCCTTTATCTCCTTTCAGCATGGCGATTTGAGTCGGAGTCAGGTTTTCAAAGGTCACCGTACCGTCATTGCCGGTATCGCCTTTGTCCCCCTTATCTCCTTTATCCCCTCCTGCCAGAATCAACTGCCAGGTACCGGATATGACAGAAATATTTTTCATTGCCATAATGCCGGACAGATCCACCGTCGTTGAATTGCCGGTATAGCTGACGGCATTCTGCGGCAACTGCCATTGACTGCCGAGTTCGTCAGCAACCGCGACAATATTCATGATGGCATTTACAGTCAGTATCTTTTCAACTAAATCATCATTAGTAAAATCATGCCGTGCCCCTTGAACTTTTATCCAGTTGAGGTAATCTTCTTCAGTTCCGGTATTTCCTGCGGAGAGCCACATCTGGTAAAAGCTCTGCCCGGAAATCCCCTGTGCGAACCTTATCCTGCCGCCATTCGACACATCACTTTGCCCGAAATAAATAATGGTGCGGTGATTTACCCATTCTGTTGTAATCATTACCGGGCTGTCGGGATCACCAGCTTTGACAGTCTGCCCGTTCCCCATAGCGTCATAGAGCTCGATCTGGGCAATAGTTTTAGTCCCTTCCAGAACCAGCGAACCGCCAAACACATCATCGGCGGCAAAAATTAAATCAGGTTCGACCGTGGCATTTTCGCCACGAATTCCCTGTGGTCCAGTATCCCCGGTATCTCCCTTGTCGCCTTTGATTCCCTGAATACCACCCGGCGCCGGTGCGCTCCAGTCTGCAAAATCATCGGATAATTTCAAATAAAGATGATTGTTATCAGTATCAAGGTAAGTAAAGCCGCGATCAGCATCATCATAAATATGTTTTTCTGATAACGGTCCGGCCATATCAATTTTTACGCCATCTCCCTTTTCTCCGGGGTCACCTTTTTCGCCAGTATCCCCTTTATCACCTTTCGCTCCGGTATCGCCGGGCAAGCCACGATCACCGGTGTCTCCCTTATCGCCTTTTTCTCCCTGCGGACCTTGCGGGCCAACATCTCCGGTATCGCCTTTATCACCTTTTTCGCCCTGGGACTGGATAATCGGAAAAGCAGGCGACCAGTCGCCGGATACATCGGAAAGCTTGAAGTAAATAGCCGACTCATCCGGCACTCCATAAACAAAGCCTTTGAGTTCATCATCATAATTATCGCGTTCAAGCAACATCCCTGATGCGGACGGCACCAAATTATTTCCATCTTTGCCTTTTGGAATGCCGTAGCCTTCGCTCCATTCTCCTTCAGGAAAGCGTGAACGGAAATACACATCGTCGTTAGTCTGGACTTCGTGCCAGTTTTCGTTATCTTCGGAAAACTGGTAGTCCAATGACTGCTGGATGTAAGCTTTTGTCTGCTCGGTTGTCCAGTAATTGCCATCGCCGACCGGGGTCGGTGAACCCATCCCGGCATTTCCGCGGCGGTTGCGTACCGGCAGGTCAAACTGTAATACGAACGCCGGCTTAGTCCTTCCGGCGGCGAATCCGCAGAGCTCTACGCCCAGCGTAATATCATCTTTGCCGGAAATGGCGTCATTGAGTTCGACAGTATCGGTTTCCAGTAAGGGAATGCGGATTTCAGTGTAGGCTTTTTCCTCATCGGTCCCAGCGTTCAATACCCCGGAAACTACCGTGATATTTTCATTGTCTGCCCGGAGTTTCGGGGTTGTGGCAGTATTCCAGTCGTTATCCAGCAGGCAGTCCCAGGAAACGAAAGAACTCAACTGCTCGAACGGATAGGCGTCGCCGTCCCGCAGCACCCGCAGGCACAGCAGCGCCTCCACGCCGCGAGTGATCGCCTTAGTGACGGAAGTACTCTGCCCGTACTCGTCGACGATCTCTCCGACCGTGGAATCGGCTTTGACATACAGGATTATTTGCTGTAAATCTTCAAACACAATAAACCTCTGATAGTTGAAATTTAAGAATTAAAAGTTGGTTGTTCAGATATTTTCATTTTGATGCAAAAGTTCTTTGCCTGGCAAAAGTTGTTCGATCATCTCAAGCGGCTGGCTGGCCCTTGGCGTGCCAGCTGTCATTTGAAACCAGGCGCCGACATGAGTCGGCTTACAGGTTTCAAAAACAAAACATGGCCTAATGAGCATGCTTTCTCAGTTTTCTTCTTCTTTATACTCAAAATTAAAGCTCAATTGGTCGATATATTCTTTTGTCCATATGAGCCAGGCTTCATTCCCGGCGGCACGCTCGACCAGGCGGGAATCCGGGTAAAATTCATTGATGTAGGCGATGAAATTATCGTAGGCCGGTTGGATAGTGCTCATGCCCATGGAACCTGACGAATCTACAAACAACCCGATAGTGTACTTAGTTGCGGTATATTGGGATTTGAGCGCGTTCAATGCCATGATAAAAGGCGTCATAGAGTTGCACGGATCGCGGTCGCAGGAATAGTACAAAACATTCGACGGTTTGCCGGAACTCCCGAAAATCTGCCCCGAGTTACTGCCTCCCGGCTGGATTACCGCCGTATAAAAACCGATGGCCTCTTCGAACATCGCTTTGTGGTCGTCATAAGTATTGCCGGAGGTGTAGCCGGATTCGGCTTCATCGATCCAGGTAATCGAAATTATGTCCTCTTTTTTGCGGAGGTAATTGACGATCCTGAACATCTGCTTAAGCCACTTTGCCGAGAGAAAATAAGGATTCGGCTCCAGGCGTTCATCCTCCTCGAGCGCCGCCAGCAAATCGGCCTCGTTCCACAGCCTGGCATCATCACTTGTCCAATTGCGGTACCATGGAATCAGCTCAGTCACCGCGTCATGCATCCAACGCTCCATAACTTTATAATCTTCATTCGGATTGAACTCCGCCAGCATCGGCCTCAAAGCAGATGGCATGTCCTTTGCATTCATCTCCGGGAACAGGTATTCGATCCGCTCCCGGATCGCCTCGTACATTTCGTAGCCTTTAACTGAAGGCAAGGCCAGTATCGGCAACCCAGTCCAGTCACTCCACTTTGTGGGTTTCGTAATAGCCATTATGAGTACCTGTTGTTGAAGATGATGCCGTTGTTCCAGATCTGGACAATCTCGCCCATGACGTTTTCCTCGGAGTCCCATTTGACCACGCCCAGGAGTGCGGTGAATTTGTCGGCGGTAAATTCAGGAAACGAGCTCTGGGCTTTGATTTCGGTAGTCCACTCTTCATCGGCATAAACCGCTTCGAAAATGATGTAGGACTCGGCGCTTATGGAGAGCGTTCTTTCCGGGACGGTTATTTTGTCGATGCCCGAAACAAACACACCGCAGTCTCCGCTTCTCAAGGTATCGCTGCCGTCGATGACTTTGATGGAGTTTTCCTTATCCTCATCGGCGGTCAGCCGGAAAAAACCGCTGTAGTTATTGCCGCCTGAACCGCCCCCGCCAAGCTGCAAAAGCGCCCACTTTTCGCCGGTACCTGATTCTTTCCAGAGGATTCTACCGATGCCGATGCTGGTTGAAACCAGCCCGGTGGCGGAGAGTTTCGCATACTTGTGTGATTCATTACCGATATTCACCTTTGCCGGGGTAATCCCCTGAAGCAGCGCCTTGCCGATTTTTTCAGATTCCAGTGGCACCTGCAAAATAGCAAACGGCTTATCCTTATTATCTGCCGATACTTTTTTCCCGGAAAATACCGGAGCACGGCTTTTGAATTCCTGCTCTTTTTCGTCATCATCCGGCTGGATTATCAGGTTGTCCAAGATAACCGGGGAAAACTGCTCCAGCAGACTTTCGCTGCCGTTGCTGACCAGGACAATCCCGCTTTTCGCATTGCTGCGCAGCGCCTCTGACCCCACACTCATTTGAGTGTTTTTATAATGGTTCGCCGCGTCGATAAACGCGTTCCAGGTATTGGCCTTGACCTTGAATTTTTCTCCGGTCGAAACTTTCTGCATTACTCAATATCTCCATTTTTCCCGCTTCCGCAGCACGAAGTGCGTAGTATGAAGCGGTATATCGCACCGGGACGTTCCCGGTTATTTGCCGATTCCCAGATTGCCGAGGTCTTTGCATTCATAGACTTTTTCGACATAGGCGGCAATCGGTTTCTTGACCAGGGTTTTATTGTCCTTCACGTCATCGGCATAGCGCACCCATAAGTAATCCCAGCCTTTCTTTTCGGTGACGGTCAGGTTCCCGACCTTGATATTTTTGCGGTTGGCCGACATCGCGAACTTGTAGGTGACTTCCCAGAGGTCGCTTCTGGAATCTCCACGGCGCGAGCCGCTTGCCCCCAGGAACAGCACCTCACCCTCGGCATATCCCTTGAACGAACCCTCATTGACTTTTCCGGTCAATTCGCCGATAATTTTTTTATACCTTGTGGATACCTTGCTCGGCTTCAGGTAGTGGGTCTCGGAAAAATTCATTACCGGCATCGTGACGTCGACGCCTTTGACATTCTCCCCGTCATAGCCGATTGCCCCGCTGTAATCAGGAGCGGTCGACGGATATTTCGCGACGGTTTTAAGCGATTGCGTCAGGTGCTGGGTACCCCCGCCGGTATCGAAAGAATAAACCGGATCGGGCTCCTCGTTCCCGGAGCTGGTGGTCTCATCGAATCCCGCCTTGTACTGCGCCGTGACCTTAAAGACATTCGAACTGATGCGTTCGTCGATCTCAATGGATTCCAGCGGAATGCCGTTGTACATAATCGCTACATTGGCCAGCGCAAACTCAATTGCCGCGTCCTCGTCTTTCACTTCAAAAACGAAGTACGGGATTTCGGCGGTCGTGTAGTTGCCGTCATTGTCGATTGCCTGAGTCCGGTCGAAAAATGCCGGTTCGATTCTTGCTTCCATTGTTCACCTTTATTCGAAAGCCAGCTCGCCGGAGTTCTTTTCCTTCAGGAGCTGGTTGGTCTTCTTTGTGTTTTTCTTGATGTCTTCGGAGGCTTTGGCGGTACGTTCGGCGGCGGTACCGGATGAAAGCGACTGGGACGCCTGAGCGTAAAACGAACCCTGTACCTTGACTTTGCCCTGCGCCGCCGCCACTGTGTCCCCGGCATCCTTCAGCTTGTCCATCGCGTTTTTTACCGGGCCGCCGTCTGCTTTTTTCGTTTCCGCTTTTTTATTCTTTGCCTCGGCTATCGCCGTCTGCCATTCTTTCCTGGCGTCAGTCAGCGCCTGCCTGGATTTGGAGAGTTCCTCGGCATACTGCGCGTTATGCTCTTTCATATCATCCGCCATCTGCTGCCCGATGACATCCTGTTCAATCTGGCGACGCTGTTCGATCTGGGATTTCTGTTTCTGAGAATCGGCGTCGATCTGGTTATAGGCCGCATCTTCTCCTGCAGTTTTCTTTGCCGCTTCCGCATCAATTTGCCGTTTTTCAGCTTCAATGTCGATTGAATCGTCAAACATGCCCTTGATATCAAGCCACTTTTTCGCCAGCCAGGCGAAAGTGCTGTTCCAGGCTTTCATGATCGCCCCGGTGAAACCGATCCAGAACTTTTTCAGGAAGCCGACCACGCTCACCCAGGCGGATTTGAGGCTCGCCCAGGAGTCGGTGATGATGCTCAACGCCCCGTAAAACGTCTCTAAGGTCGCAGTCATGAACGCCTGTTTGAAACCTATCCAGTAGCCCAGAAGCACACTTATCCCTTTCAGCCAGGTAACCTGCAGACTCAACCAGAGAATCCTTGCTGCCAAGGAATAATCCCCGGCAGCCAAGGCTGCTTTTATTCCGTCAAATGCAGTACATGCAAACTGCTTCAACTGCGCGAATTTCGCCCCGAACCAGTCGATAACCTTGCCGATAACACCGCTTTGAAGCAGAAAAGTTGCCCCAACTGCTGCAATTGCGGCAGCGACCAGCCACCACACCGAAATACTGACGGTCAAAATCGAAATCAATGCGCCGATAATCCCGGCAAAGAAACTGATAGTTCCAGTTACAGCGGAAACTATTGTCAGCAGACCGCCGATGGCAAACGAGAGCGTTCCGGCAATCGCGCCCAATGTCAGCAGACCGCCACCAATCAAAGCCACAATTCCAATAACTTTTGCCGCCGTTACCACCAGTTTTTTATTCTGCTTGATGAAGGTAGTGACCGCGCTGATTACCCGCATAAACACACCCGCCGCTTTGCGCAGATCGTCAGCAAGAGCTTCACCAATTACTGATAATGCCAACAATCCAGCCTGTTTGAGCCTGTTAAATGCCATGGTCAGAGTATTGGACATTTTTGCAAAGGCGGTTTCAGTTGCCCCGGCACGGTTTTTCATAGTTTCGACATCATCGGAGAAACCCTCCATATTCCGCAAAGCCGGAAGTATACCACGCAATGCCCGGATATTTGGAAATAATTTGCTGACCGCATCCGGTGGAAGTTTGGATATTTTCTTAAAAATACCTTCCAGACCTTCGGATTTGATTGCCGCTGAACTCATTTCAAAGCCCAGTTTCTTTGCGTATTTTGATGCTTCATCTGTAGGTTTGAGGAATGTCGAAATAATGGCATTCAAGGCAGTGACAGCATTTTCAGTTTTAACCCCGTTTCTGGTCATCGTCGCAATAGCCGCACCCAATTCTTCCAAATCCACACCGGCACTTGTGGCAGTGGTTGCAACCATACCGATACTCGGCGCTAATTCAGAAAATGTTGTTTTTCCTTTTTTGACCGTTTTGAACAGCAAATCAGAAACGCTTTCAGCATGATCCGCACTCAGCCCATAGGCATTTAATATCGTGGTAATGGCATCAGCCGCCACTCCGGTATCAGTAAGCCCGGCCCGTGCCGCTTTAGCCGAAACAGCCAGCACATCCAGCGCCATAGCCGGATCAATCGAAGCCGAAAGAATATCGTACAAACCTTTCGCCAGCGTGTCCGTGCCTTCACCAAACTCAACTGACATTTTACGGATGCCTTTTTTGAAAGAATCCATATATTTTGCTGGTTCGTCAAGCATGGTTGAAACATTCGCCATCTGCTGCTCGAAATCAGCGAAAACCGTAGCTCCGCCGATAAACGGCATTGCCAGAATCGCACTGATGCCCAGCAACTTTTTACCGGCGGCGGTCACGCTGCGGCTGAAATTCTTCAGCTTCGTCTGCGCGGCTTTGAGCCCGCGAATGAGCGCACTGTTTTCCACAGTCAGCTCGACGTAGGCGGCACCGGCACGAATGTTGGCACTTGACGACATTATTATTCCTTAATTAAGAGTTTTTAACTTGTTCAGCAGAGTTGCGAGTATCGCGTCGATCTGTTCGAAGTCCGGGTCGATTACATCCTCAAGGCAGGCGCCTTGGGGAACCGCCGCATAAAGCGCTCCGAGCAGTTCATTGCGTTTTTTGCAAACGGCTTTTTCCCAGCCGGGTTCCCGGCCGGTAATCCCCACCATGCCCAGATGTCCCTTGTAGCACATATCATTTTTCCTCCGGCATTTTAATTTTCGTTATTGGCCCACAACTCTTTCATGAAATCGAAAGCGAGACGGGTGTCTTTTTTAGGCTTATGATTTGCGTATGGATTGAAAACTTCCGGCGAAATCGCCCGCTGCTTTTTCGGGTCGCGGTTGATATTGAACAAAATCGCCAGCAGGCTTGATGTGTGGTTCCAGTTGTCTTTTCCCCTGGAATCAGCCATAATCAGGAGTTCCCGTAGCGTAAACGGATCGGGATTTATCCCGAGGATTCCTGCGAGCTGGTAGATGAATTGATATATTCCTTCACCTGTTTCTCCAGTTTCTGGTCGAGCTGCGGATTCTCCAGTTCCAGCTTCAGGGCTTTCTCCATTTGGAGCTTTACTTTTTCCCCGGCGTGCATCAGTTTGCGAAGCACCAGCCGCTTCGCTTCGGGGAAAAAATCGACCAGTTCCTCCAGTAACGCGGTAGTGGCGTGTTCGATGGCGTCCCCGCCCATCGCATTACCGAAATCCTCGTCGGAAATGTTCTGCGCGTCAGCTTCCGGCTTGCAGATGCAGTAAATGACGTCGCACAGCAATACCGGATCGGACGCCAACTGTTCGAGCAGATCGACATTCGGACGGTTCTTCTCATCGAGTTTGACTACATCCAGCAGGTTAATGTCCAGCAACGACCGCACCCGTTTGACCGTGGCGACATTCACCACGATCGTCCAGGGGCGGTTCTGATTATCCTTGAAGCATTTCATTATTCACCGCCTCCGCTTCCACCTTCCCATGCCGGTTCACGGGTTGATTTTGCCGATGGTTTCACGTTCACCGCATAGTTGATGACTTCCTCCAGTCCCTCGGTGCGGTTGAATGAAATCACCTCGAAATCAGCGTCCAGTCCGGCTCCGCCGGTTTCCGCGTCGGCAATAAATAGTGCAATCGGCGTGTCGTTGAAAAAGGCACTCTGGATTGCCTGGAATCCGGCATCGGAAGTGTCTCCGGCAAGGGTGAATTCCACCGAAGCGTCCTTGAGCCCGGAAAGCACCTTTTTCCAGTTTGACGATCTGACCGCCACTTCGGCGCTGCCTTTTTCGATATTAAGAGACACCGAATCGGCGACATGTTTGAGCTCCGTCGAGGCTTTTGCCCCCGCGGCTCCGTAAAAAATCTTTGCTTCAAATCCTATTTTGTACATAAAAACCTCCAATGATTATTTAATTGTCCCACGCCAAAAACTCGAAATTCGTTGTTTATTTGCCCTCAAAGCTGGCCCCATATATGACCTCGCGGGATATTTCCTGCCGTAGTATTTGTCCCCGAATTCATGGGCGCTCCCGGAACGTCCGACAATGGAATAAGCCGGGCCGATTACCGCCCGCATTTTCGCCTTGTCCACGTTGTATAGGAGCGAGCGTTTCAGCAAACCGCGCCGGGTGTGCGGCGGGGTTCCGGCAGATGATTCCTTCGGACTGCGCCTGATGCTCCTTCTGGCAGTTATGCGGATCGCGGCGGCGGCATGGTTGAGGCTCCTGAACGTGCCTGTCTCGGCTTTTTTCCTGACTTTCCGGACATCAAACCGGGAACGGCAACGCATATTGAACATTTCAGGTCACCCGGAATTTCAGCGTAATAACGCTGGTGAACTGCCGGTACTGCCGCAGATGTTCGGGATCATAAACAGGATCGTTTTCAATCCCGACACACACCGCTTTCGGGTATTCCGCCAGGCGTTTGCGGTCGAAAATCCCGGCGATTTCCTCTACCAGTTGCAGCAATGCCGCAAGCTGCTCCGGGTCGGCGGTTTTCTTCTGCACCCCGATATCAATCTGCACTTCCTTGCCTGACTCCTGGCGAATCGCCCCGGAAAACTTGAGCGACTTCGGCACCACCGTCACCTTAAGGTCTTTGAGGTCTTTCAGTTCGAACTCCGGCTTGAGATTGACCTCGGCGATGAATTCCAGAGAAAGCTCCGCGGCGTTTAGTTCCGCGGCTACGGCATCGGCTATGTCGATAAGTAGCGGCATAATTCACCTCATAACGCTGGCGAAAATTGAACCGATAGCTGCCAGCAATGCCAGGATTGCCGCCCCTGCCGCCGAGAGCATGGTTTTGCGCATGTCCTCCGCCGCATGACAGGGCGGGCTGTGGTGGATATTGCGGTCGGAAAAATGAACCGTCAACATTCCCTTCATCTCCGCCAATTCCATGCGCGATTCGTTTACTGCATTCCAGACATCCTTAAGATCGGGGTTGTCGTTTCCGTTCGGCATGGTCATTTTCTCCCGGTGAAAAAACCGAACACTGTCCGCATGCGGCTTTGGGATTTTTTCTCTTTATGCTTTCCGCAGCACTGCCGGGTGAGAACAATTTTCGGTCCGAAGATTACGGCGTCGATGATCTCCCGCTGGTTCCGGCATTCCCGGTCAAGCTCCCGGATGACTTCGTCTTTCTGATCCAGTCTGTCCAGCAATTTGTTCAATACGCCGGTAACCTGCTCAAAGCTTATTCCCGGATTAACCGCGGCTTCATGGTGGAAGTAATCGTAAAGAGCCAGATAACATTTCTTCTGGTATCTGATGATGGCTTCACGCTTCCCGCCTTTGTAACGGGAGGCAGGAACCTTGAACAGCCAGCCGTTGAGATATTCCAGGGGAAGACAAATCATCTGATATGTTTTACCATCACTTCCAGTTAGGGGTGTTATACCCTTGACTGAGTTCAAAACAGGGTCATTTTCGATAATTCTCTGCTGATCCCTCCACGTTAATCCCAACGCCGCCACGATTGGCTTCATGGCAACCAGCCGCTGGCCGTTTTTTTCGATAACAAGAATTTCATCTCCGTAAAACGGAATTTTGATTATTTCATTTTTCTTTGACATGATCACTCCTTTCCGATATATTTTGTGTGTATGCGCAGGGTCTGCCGGTAACTGTCCGAGTACCGCCATTCCGGTTCGTCATTGGGAGCCATTACCTCGTAAACGAACCCGCCCTCGACAATCTCATCGCCCGGTTCAGGGAGAATCTGTGTTCCGTTGAGTACCAGGTCGGCAACGCTGATGAGGTAATCCCGGCTCTCGATATGCTGATAGCGGCCATAATCGTCGGTGACTTTGAACACAGTTTTGCCGACAGTTGCCGGCACCTCGGCGGAGTCACCGCCTCTCCGGTAAATCATCGGAGAGGTCAGGTGGGTTTTCCGCTGGGCTTCCAGCCAGGCAAGCCCGTTTTGCAGCATACCCATTATTCAGTCGCGATCAGCCCCAGCGTCCGCAGCGCCGCCAGTATGGAATCGAGTTTACCGTTGTTGGCTTCGACGTCGTCCTTGAGGGCGTTGTATTCCGCGCCGATGGTGGCGAAGTTATTGTTGATCGCGCCCGACTGGTCGGCGGAGGAAGTATCCCCGACCGCTGCAAGCTGGTGGGTTTCACTGGCTGTACCGCTGGACTGGTCATCGATGTCCTCGGCACTGGCTTCGGGATCGGCAATCGCCGCCGCTGCGCTGATCGGCACGTCGCGGGAAATATTGATAATCACCCGCGCATTAGCCGCATCGTCACCGGATGCAATGATGGTTTTGCCGAGATATTTGTTTTCCCCTGATGTTGTGGTTACCTGTGAATTTTCAGCATCCCAGAACACAATTGTGCCAACCGCAATCGCGGTACCTTCGCCAGTCGCTTTCGGAATATCAAATACTCCAACCAGCGCCAAGGCTCCAAGTGTTCCAGCTTTAATATCGAGCTTGGCAATCCCAACCAGATCGCCGATAATTACCACATCTCCCGCCGCTACATCAGCTTCAGGAATAAAATCAATTTCATGACCTCTCTGTACATATTTTGCTATCATAAATAACTCCATTTTTTGAATTAAAAGTTGAAAGTGTGGGAGCTTTCGCTCCCATAAAGTTGAAAGTTTACTGACCGGAGCTACAGACCATGCCGCGATGATCCTGCTCACGGACGCCGAGGTCGAAATAGACCCGAAACCAAAGTCCCAGCGTATTGAAGTCCGAATCACCACGTTCCACTGTTGGAGTCCGCTTTCCGCGCAAGTAGCCCACTTCAAATGTATCGATTTGCGACGGGCTGCCGAACAGGTACCAGGCAGTGGAACTGTGACCATCGTATTTGGCATTAGCCAGATGCGGAGCACTGATGACCTGCAGGTTTTCGTCAGCCAGCACGTTCAGCGCAGGCCGGATTGAATTCTCGCTGCCGCCAGCCATGATCAGGGTCGCGCCCTTGGTCAATTCGATGGCGGTATGTTTCAGCGCGGTAGGAACCAGCAGGTATTTGGGCTCGATATTGATCGGCTGTCCATCCGCATCGACCTGATCGAGGAACATCTGCACCGCTTTGCGCAGTCCTTCGTGGGCAAGGACGCTGTCAGCGCCTGTCAGCAGATTTTTGTGTGTTTCTGAGAACAATGCGCTGCCGTCAGACTGGGCGGGATTGCTCATCAGCCTGTTAAAGAACAGCTGATCTATCAATCTGGCGGCGCGATTGCCCATTGCCACCGGAACTTTCATAAAAGCGCCAAGATCATCATTGATGATCATCCGCCTGGTCAGGCAGAATTTTTTTCCGTAGGTATCAAGCTGGTTGTGGGCTTTTTCCTCTTTCAGGCCGCCATCTTTGATTTCGCCGCCGTCAGCTACACGTTCCAAATCTCCGACATCAGTCAGGCGGAATCTTTCATTTTCCTTGAAATCAGAAAGATCGCCGGTACTGCACAGCTTGGTTGCGATAATCGGCTGGGCATTGTAGCTTTGCAGCAGTTTTTTGTTTGCCACATTGCTCAAAATCCCCGGCAAACTTACGGTAGAAAACGCCGCGTGAATAGTTTCATTCCCAAAAGAACGCGGTGCCTGGACACCTTCAAGCTTCAGACATTCGCCAAGCAATACCTGAAGGGGAATATCATTGTCTTTCCAAGCGGTTTCAACAGCTTCGTTCCCGTATGATGCAATAAGGTCATCGCCGGGGATGCCCACACGCATGCACATCGCCGCCTCAAGGCTTTTTCTGTGGATAGCCCCTTCCGGTTTGCGCTTAACGGAAATATTTACATCCGATGCCGGGCGGCCGTCACGGATGGCTTTCAATACTTTCTGCGAAGTATCCTCTACATTCCAACCCGCGCTGATTGCCTGTTTTTCTATTTCGGGAAATTCCCCGGCGCAAATTGCCTGGATTTGCGTAACACGGTTGCGTTCATCACTGACCGCCTGGAGGGCGATATCCGCATTGCCGGTGGCCTGTTTCGGGGTTTCTTTGCCTTTTTCCTTTTCTTCGGTTTCGGGTGTTTTTTTCGGATCATCTTTCACAGATTCTTTCTCCTTGGGGGTGTTTTTGTTTATGTTTTCAGCTTGGATTTCCGGTTCTTTGCCCAGGTCAAAACTGGCGGCAATTTTGAGTTTGGTGTCAGCGTCAGCTCCGCATGGAAGCACCGAGATTTCGCGAAGCAGTGATGTTCGGACATGGTAAAATGTCCCGGTGTGTTCCTGACCGTTTATGGTGCGTTTGCCCTTGATTAGCTCGGATTCTTTGACTTCGGCACCGATACTGAGCTGCCAGTCCGCTCCGGCTTTTGCTTGAGCGACGATGTCGTCGGCTTGTTCGCCTTTAGCAACAATATCGCCTTCAATTTCGAGACTATTGTTTACGATTTTAGCCGTAACCATGCCGACTCTGGAACTGACCCGGTTTTCATGATTGGCAAGCAGCGGCACCTGCTCGGGAATCTGCATTCCCGCCAGTTCAACTACTACCGGATATTTCCAGCCCGGGAGGTTCATTTTACCGCCGCTGTAAGCGAGCCCTACTACTTTGGAGTTGCCGTTGCCTGCGGCAGCTTCGATAATGAGAAATTCTTTACCCATTTGCCTTTCCTTTTGTTGTTTTGGGTTAATTTTTTATGTCAGAATCGGTGAGCCCGAGTTCTTTCATCAGCTTCTTTTCTTTTGCAATCTGTCGAAGTTCGGTTTCCCAGTCCTTGCCTTGGAGTGCATATTCGCTTGCCAGAGTGGTCGTATTGTTTTTGAGCCGGAATCCCTGGGCTCGTGCTTCTTTTTGCGGGTCAACGTGCGAAAGGCCGTCCCAAAACCAGCAGTGCTGAGGTAATTGATGGTCGATGGATAATGGATTTATCAGGAAATATTCACGCAGCCATGCATGCAAAATTCGATCCAGAATCACAGATGCGATAAATGACTGATCCACCCGGATTGCCTTGAAATAAACCTGATGGTCAAGCCTGCCGGATGCATAGTTGTAGCCGCTCGAATTTCCCTTGGCGATGTTGCTCGGCATCAGGATGCAGCGGACGCATTCATCAATAAGCTTATCCACATATTCAGCATAAGTGGTGCTCGGCTGCTTGGGATCAAGCTGGCCCATCTTCCAGCCGCCGGGCATGGTCATGAGCATATTGCGTTCAAGCTCAATCATTGCCAGCGGATCAACCTCGTCAGCTTCACCGTTTGGAGGCGCGTCAGTATATAAAATCCCGGTAAAATTCGCCACAGATTCGGCAGTTGCCAGTACTGCCTGTGTGTATCTGCGAAGTTGCGAAAACAACGGCAATGCCGGGGTAAGTTCCGGTACGCCCCGATGCTGTCCCGGGCGATCCATTCTGAAGCAGTGAAGCATAGCTTCAGCCGGAATAACCACTGCTGAATTATCAAAACTTATGCGGTCGCTTCCGGGGTGCTGCTTCAGTACGCGGTAAGAATCCGCATTGCCGAAAAAGTCAAAAGTTATACCGTCAACTTCATTGTCATCCATGGAAAAATAATTGCCGCTGGTGACCTGATCGGCTTCGATAAGCATAATATCCAGCTTGATTTCATGCATGACCTTGGGATTGGTGGACATTACCGCGAAAGCTTCGCCGTCCTGGCATCGCGCCATTCGCATGGTACGGAGTTTTTCCGGCAGTCTGATTGCAGATGACCACATCATGAACTCAAGTTCGATTTCACGGTTTAGCTCATCATCGGAAGTCAACATCTGCAGGCGCGGGCCGGTGCCGATAACATCGTTTGCCAAAGTCAAAACAATGCCGCGGGCAT